ATCTCCGGCGCCCTCACCAATGGCCTTGTCGATATTGCAAACGGCTCCAAGAAAATCGAGGATGTTGGCCGCGACATGCTCAACAACATGGCGCGATCGTTCGCCGATGCTGCTCAGCAACAACTGACCGCGCTGATGCAACGACAGCTCGCGGGTGTCATGGGCGGCCTGCTCGGTGGCGGCGCCCCTGCCGCCGGCGGCGGGATCCTGGGGAGCTTCTTAAACGCCCCGAGCCTGATGCCTGGCTTCGCCCCGAGCTTCAGCTTCGGCGGCTTCCTGGCCAATGGCGGCGATGCCAAGGCCGGCGAAGCGTATGTGGTTGGCGAGAAAGAACCTGAGTTTTTCTTCCCTGGTGTCAACGGCCGCGTTGTGCCCAAGAGCGAAATGGAGAAAGTTGCTGGGTTGCGTCGTGCAAGTGCCAACAACGATCCTATCGACATCAACTACACCGTGACCGAGCAGGCCGGCCAGCGCTATGTCACCGAGGAGCAGTTCCGCAAATCGAATGCTGCCGTTGTGCTCCGGGCCCGAGCTGCCACCTACGCCGGCATGAGGAACAGCAGGGATGTGCGAGAATACGCGGGACTGGACTGATCCATGCTCAGCGTCACGCACTACATTGAGTTCCTGGACAGCAACGGCGCCTCCTTGCCGGTGCCGCAACGGCATCAGCCATTCTTTATTAACGAGATCAGGACGTTCAACGGCCTCAGTTACAGCTTCTCCCCGTTCAGCATTGCTGGCGCGATCTCGACTGGCGGCAACGAGAGTGACGACTACGAGCTGATTGCTCCGGCAAATGCGATCTCGGCCGCGAAACTCTGGCAGGCATCGGAGGATCGGCTTTTTGTCAAAATCTTCACAGTTTTACTTGCCTGCACTCCGCCGGCCGACGAAAACGACATCCCGACATGGAGTGAGCTTAACTTCCTGAGTTCAACCATTTGTGCTTGCGATTCCTTCACCTACGCTGATTCCATTCCCGGCGAGGAGGACAGCTTCGCGCCTGTTACGTTGACGTTGACCAATCCGCTAAACTTCGTGGCGGGTGTCGCCCCAACGCGTAGACTCACTGCGGCGCAGGTCGGCCCTCTACCATCGAGCGGAGGTATCACGTTTTGACGTTCTACAGGAAGTGGGTGGGGCTGCCCTGGCAGCTCGGCGCCGATCCCCGCGACGGCAAGGCCGCCTGCTGCTTCAGGACCGCCCAGGCGACCCGGGAGGCCCTGGGGATGTTCTGGCCAGCGAGTTGGATGGAGCACTGGTACGCCAGGGCCCGCCGGGGCGACTGGGAGGGGCTGAGGCTCGACTGGGATCGGATGACCGAGCCGATCGAGCGGCCCGAGACCGGGGCCCTGATCCGCTTCGACCATGATGACGGGAGCATTGGTGTCGGTGTGCTGCCGGACGACAAGACCTTCATCACGGTTCGCCATTGTGGGCGCCTGATCGTCGGGCCCGTCTCCGCCTGCGGACAACTCAAGCTGTATCGCCTCCTGACATGATCCCCCTCCTCCCCTACGAGAAGCGCCTCGCCGAGATCCTGGGCGTATCGCAGGAGGTCTACCAGGAATGGAAGGCGATCACGCTCAAACGCTCGATCGAGAAGCCGGCAGAGGGCCCCGTGTGCGGCCCGGTCGTGCCGATCCTCGTCAACCTGGCGATTGCGGTCGGCGTGTCACTGCTCTCGGCGGCATTGTTCCCGCAACAGCAGCAACGGCAATCGCGGATCGCCGTCAGGCGCAGTAGGGACGGAGCCCGCACCAGCAATCAGAAGGCATCCCCGCGCTACGGCTTCGACTCCATCCAGGAGCCAGCAGAGGTCGGGCAGTTCGTCCCGGTCATCATCGCCAACCGGGAGAACAATCTCGGCGGCGTGCGCGTCTCGATGCCGCTCGTGTGGTCGCAGATGCTGGCCAACAATGGATCCACCATGTTCCGTGGCATCTTCCTTGCTGGTGCCGCCAGCATGTCACCAAATGCCTGGGATCCCAGGGGCTGGGCATTCGGTAACAACACCCTCGGCGCCTACGCCTATCCCGGCACCGCCCTGACGCGGGGCGCCAGGTACTCGATCTATCACAACCCCACGGGCGGGCGTATCAACAGCAGTCACCTGATCGCCGGTAGGGAAGCGGCGAGGGACACGGGCAACTCGCAGAACTACGGCGGGCAGGATGTATTCGCCGTCAGGCTGGCGAATGGGCAGTACAAGACGGCGTTTTGCATGACCGAGACGCCATCAACAAGCACAGCCTTTGGCTTGTACGGATGGTGCCCAAATGCAATGATGCACCGCGCATCCGTGACAATACAGCCGACGATTGTAGCTCGGATCAGCAGTAGCGACAAGGTGCGAACCGACGACGACGCAGCCGCATTGGCGGAGATATGGAAGGGCAAATACTACTGGTCGATGCGTGGCGGGTTACGGCAGCACAAGGCCGCAGGATCGTCAACATGGACCACGCCGGCAACGAGTGACTTTGAGATCGTCACGCAGACGGTGAACGTTGGCGACTCGTTGCGCTATGTGCTATCCGGCACCACCGATGCCGAGACGACAATCAGGTTCAACACAAACAATTCGCGTGTCATCGATGATGACGCTGAATCCGAGGAGAAGATGGGCGGCGTTGCCGCTGCTGTTGCCGGCGTGCAGAACTCTGCGGACTCGGCGCTGATCCCTGGCGAGCTGTATCAAATTGGAACGTGCTGGGCTGTGCTCGAGGAACGAATCTCCGAGAAGCCAAGCGAGTCTGTTTTTATCAGCGACTCCGAGCAGGAGCCGGTCGGTGACGGCAACTCGATGCAGTACATCTTCGAGGTTGTGCAAGCAGGGAGCGTGCAATTTATCGACGACAAGTTTCTGGACCCGCCCGAAACTGGTACCGTTCTCTTCCCGCCTGAATACGATCCCGACAACGACCTTGCCAACCTGGCGAGCGGCACCGAGGGGCGCTACAAGCTCTGCTCTCAGGCGGCGCAGATTTTCCGCATGGCCATTGCATCGGTTGGCGCAGTGCGCGAGTTTAGGGTGTGCGAAGTCATCATTAAATCTCGTGTTGGCATCAGCGTAAATAGCGTAACAGGTTTCAGGTCGTGCGAGCGGGTGCAGAAGATCAATAGCAAGGCCGGGCAGAACCAGGTAGGCAAGACTGCAAATGGCGTACTGTCGGTCTCTCGCTACGACAGCAGCGGCAGTCTCATCACAACGAAGACCCGCAGATACAGCGCTTTCAGGTTGCAGTACAGCGAGGATCGCGGCGCGACGTGGCAAACATTCCCCGAGCTGTTTGCCGTTGCCGGCATCAGCGGAGAGGAGGTCCATAATTACCTGCGCTTGGAGTTCCCGTCCAGCAAGCGGTGGGAGCGTAGATGGGTGCCGGTGACGAGCTGGGAGGTCCGGCAGAGCGAAGTATCGCGGGCTGTGGTGCTCGACGCCAGCAGCAAGAACGAGGTCAGCACGACGGCGGGAGGAGTCACCATATCGACGGCGGGCCATATCATCGATCCCTCGAATAGCGTCAACCGCAAGATGTCACAGCTTGAGCCCAAGTTTGACATCGGCCTGGGCTGGGCGGATGTGGAGCACGCGTCAATGTTTGATGGCTACGCCAGGTTTGCCGAGGCGTTCCCGTACGAAAACATACAGACAACTGTTGGCACTGCGCCGGAGCACGAGATCACGCAGGTCAACTATTATGGCGACCTTGACTTCACGCCCTCCTATCAAGACCTGGCCGGCATCGGGGTGAACATTTCGGCGTCACTGGAGTTCACCAGCCTCGCCTCTTTCAGTGGCTTCTGTAATTACGGCTATCAGATGCCGAGGCTACTGAACGGCGATACAGAGGGCCCCAGTCATCTATGGCCTGACTGGTTGCGGGAAGTGATGACGAATCCCGAGCTTGGGGCCTTCCCGCGCACGCAACCCGTGCAGATCGATCGCCCGAGCTTCCAGGAGGCGGCGCAATGGTGCCAGGACCGGGAATACTTCTATGACACCGTAGAAGCCGAGCCGCTTGATATTCTCAACTGGGCATCGGAAACAGCGCAGCATCACCTGCTCAAGCTCGTGCGCTTGGGTGGCGTCTATCACTTGAAGAAGGCAATCGAGTTTGACGAGCCACTCGACATCAAGGCGCAGTTCAACAACGGCAATATCGAGGAGGGATCGTTCAAGCTCAACGGTATTGACTATCTAACACGGCAGCCCTTCATCGTACAGGTGAAGTGGCGCGAGGAGTCCACGGGCCTCGAAGCACCGTTGTTTCCCAGGGAGCGGGTGGCGATGGTCAGGGAGGCCAGCACGAGCCCCAATGCACCCGTCAGAACCATTGATCTGTCGAAATGGTGTACTAACTACCGGCAGGCGATCGACGCAGCTTGCTACTACATACGTTTTGTCACGCTGCACGATCACCGCATTAGCTTCAATACCACGCCTGACGTGCTCGCCGCGCAACTGTACTCGGGCGGCTTCTTCATTATGGACATTGACGTGACGAGCTATAACACGGCCTTCCAGGGTTTCGTGCAAGCAGATGGCACGATCGTCAGCACCCGCCCCTGGGATCTGCCGGCAGCGGATGGGGAGTATGTCGCCATGACCTGGGACATGGAGACAGATCCACGCGAACGCAATATCGTCATACTGGATGGACAGGCATCACCTACAAACATCTTCTTCGCCATCAGGAGTACAGCGCTAAGGCCTCGCGTCTACGAGGTCAAGAAGATCAACATTGACGGCGAAGGCGTGATCTCAGTGGAGGCATTCCATCACCCCACCAATGCTGCCGGCATGAGCCTGCTGGGTGTAAATTGGACGACATACCAGACCGACGCCAACTGGGTGATTGAGCTATGAACCTCATTAACGCCCTGCCCGGAATCGTACCGACCGCCAGACCGTACACGATGGGCGAGTGGCCACAGCACCGAATGAAGATGCGCAATAAGCGAACAGCCAGATGGGGCCTGGCGAATATGTCAACCGGCGAGAAGCTCTCACTTGAATGGGGGAATATCACATACGCGCAGGCGGAACAGCTCGTGCGAATCTGGGACCTCAACTACGGCATGTACGGCAAGGTTGAATTACCGCCAGAGGTTTTTGCCGGCACAGAGATCCCCGTGCAGGACCCGAGTTCGTCAGCACTGAGGGATCTGATGGCTTCACCCTTTGCCGGCACGGTCTGGGTGTTCACGGAACCTCCCAGGGTCTCGCCGGTTAAGGCCGGCCGCTGTACGGTGCGGATGCCCATTGGCGCCAGGGGCTTCGCCGAGCAGGAACCATGACCACTCACGTCCGGTTGATAGCAACCAGCCCCGCCGCAGTCGGCTTCGCGGCAGCCAGCTTCGTGGCGACGGCGATTAGGGCCCCCGTTACCCTGCCGGCCATCACCCCTACCACCTGGGAACTGAAACTACCCGACTACCCGGTGATCTCGAACTCCTGGCGTTCCGCCTCGTTCCCGGAGTTGCTGGGTTCATTGCCGAGCGATTCGGAGTGGTCGTTGCGCTTCGAGAACGTGACGGCAGCCGAGGCGCTGGCGCTGATGCTTCCCTGGAAGGCCACCGGTGGCGGGCAGTGGCCTCTTACCACCTTGCCGGAGCAACTGGCCGGCGGGATTGATGATGCTGTCTTCAGGAGGCGCCTCATGGCGACGACGTGGACAATGGCGCGACCGCCGCAAAAAGAATCAGTCAAGAAAGGTCGCTTTAATGTCACGATCGAGCTGGTTTACGAGCTGGCGTTTGATTCGCTTTATGGCCTGCGCAACCCGCCGGCCTTCGAGGAGAACCCGCTACGTCTCAAACTACCCTCAACGCTCACCATTGCTGGTGTCCCGCTCACTTTCGAGAAAGTCGTAGATAGCCGCGAAGCGTCTGGCGTGCTTGGGCTAGAGCTTGAAGATGAACTGTTGACTGTTGGCGCCAATGCGGTGATCGACAGAACGCCGCGCAGAGACGCGGCCGACAGCCTGGTGATCGGCCTGTCTTCGGAGCTGACCCCAATAGCAGTGCCAGTCTCATTCGTCAAGACAGTTGACTCGAGAAGCGCCCAGGGACCGCTGGTGACTGGCTTGGAGTTTGGCCTGACGCCGGCAGGGATGGTCCCGTAGCCGCCGGCTTGGCACGGGCTACAATCTCAACGGCCGCCCCGGTCGTCCCACGCACGCAGTCAGGTTGTCATGCCAGTCACGAAGCAGACCTACAGCCTGGCAGCAACCTGGACCGCCACAAGCTTTGCGAGCATGATGCGCACTGCGCTTATTGACGCAGGGCTGATGACGGAATGGCACGATAGTTTTGTTATCGCAGCCAAGCAGTACAGGGTCATGCAGATACAGCATGACGCAACAAAAACATACGGAAGCTGCTTTTATTACTTTACTTTTGATGATGCTCAGTTTCGCCCCCTGGTTTCTCTTGCTACTGGATGGAATCCATCAGGCACCCCTCCTGTCAACGTGCCAACCGGGACGCAATATCTTGACTATCACAGGTTGCCGACTGATATAGGCGGCGGCGGAAACCTTGCGTCCGAATTGAGCCCCAGTCTTTCTAAGACCTCAAATGTATTTCTTGATCGATATACGTCGGCGGAGGACTCGAAGCAGACATGGTTTGTACTGAGGCAGCCGGGTGTTACGTCTGAGCCATTTTCTTTCTTACACAAAGATACCACTCTGCATTCGTGGCTCGATCTTGACAAGGGTTGCATCAGCGGCTTCTCGACCGTGAGATCCGGTGTCGCCGACAGAATGGGGCACGTTTCCTTCCGCACCCAGGAAAACATCCGGCGCTGTTTGTCGATTGGGCTCGCGCTAAGAGGAAACACCGACTCCAGTGGAACCAATTGGCACGATGTCGATTACAATACTCACACCTATGTTGGCCTTGGAAGCTCAGCCTCGACCGGCAACTTCAGCGCAGTCATAAGAGGCAGCGCCTCTTTCGCGGCAGCCGTCGCCCTGCCGGTGGGCAAGAACTCCGCCAACCCCGCCTACACGAACGACTACTCGCCCATCTGCACAAATCTGCCATGGTCCCCATGGACGCCAACACGGCTTGCCAGTGACTTTGGTATTTACATGCACTACGCCGATAACGATGCGGCTTACGGAGACCGCTTCGTCGTGCAGGCCGCGCTCAACGAGTGGGAAGTGCTGAACTTCGCGAACAATACGGTTGTCGTAGATGGCGCGTCATCCTCCTTCCTGGCGCGGGTGGTCTGAACATGGCTGTTATTGTCGGCGCTGATGGGGCGGCTCAGATCGATCTGGGCAACGGACTCAAGTACATGGCCAATATCACGTCATGGAGATTGAAACTCGATCGTGGGTATCTCGATCGAACCGATTTAAGCCATGAAGCAAAAAGGCGTACCGCTGGTCTTGCTGATTGGACGGGAGATTTCAGTTTCAACATCCAACTCTCGGAGGATACCAGCGTCGCACTGAGCGCTTGGCAACTCTTGCAGTTCATCATCGCTGGCAGGGATGACGGGCTAAAGGCCGAAGTTGCGCTAATCCTGCAACGCAATCAAGTTATAGATAACTGCGACATCTTTCAGACAACCATCCCAGGCGCTGTCTGGTTTGCTGGAACAGTCGTCATCGGAGGCGTGGGCATTGACTGCGAAGATCCCGAGAAGCCACTTGTCGGACTGGCCCAGTGGGGTGCTGACGGGGCCCTGACCCTGCATCGGAGCTGACATGGTAGCGACGCCCCTGCCCGCCTATGATGGCCCCGCCGCCGCCGGCCCCAGAATGCGCCAACACGAGCAGCGGATCAGTAACCTGGAGCGGGGTTTGGCTGTCCTGGAAACGGTGGTGGAGCGCCTGGCCGCGAGCATGGACGCCGAGCACCGGGCGCAGAAGGAGGCCCGGCAGGAGGATCGCGCTGCCATGCGTCGACTGGGCGAGCAGATGGAAAGCTCCATCACAATCCTAACCGAGAAGATGGAGAAGATGGCGGAGAAGAATATATCCACGGACAGGGGGATAATCGAGGAGCAGTCGAGAACTCGCGGCGCCTTTGCCGGTGCAAACTGGGCGCTAAATACATTCGTCGCCGTTGCTGGCTTGCTGTTTGTGGCAGGCGGCTTTTTCCTTGCCTATCAAGCCGGCTCCAACAGCAACACCCCCGAGAATTACGAGAGGCCCGCACGATGACCGACCAGTACATCCAGATTTCGGGGCTACCGCTATCTCAGCCCCTGACCGGCAGTGAAGTGCTGCCCATGGATCAAGGGCTGCCTACGGTGCAGGCAACTGCGCAGCAGATTGCGAACCTGGCACCCGGGACAAACCTCGGCTACGACCCTGCCACGGGGACTATCACGAGCAGTACTGGTGAAGACGTAGAGATCCCTGAAGCGTCCGCTATCGCCTCAGGTCTCCTGCCGGCCACATGGATCAGCGGTGCCTCCCCGGCACTATTTCCGCACATCCACGGCAATATCGCGGGAACGGTATATGAGCACGTCCGCAATGTCTCGGGCGCGGTGATGCCGGCACTGACGCCATATCACGTTGTTGGAAATCAAGGCGACACCGACATCGTTGAGATCGTGCCGGCCAATGCCAGCGACCCTCAGACGATGCCGGCATCGGGCATCACTCTGACAGAACTGGCAGCAAGCGGCACGGCGGCAAACGGCCATGGTGTGATTGCTGGTGTTCCGACCGGCGTGAATACGGCTGGCAACCCTTCAGGCACTGTGCTCTATGTCGGGACCGGGGTGCTGACGCCTGCGCCTCCGGTGGCCAATGTGCAAGCCATTGCGATCGTGGGCCGCAGTCATGCGACGACCGGCACGCTGGCGATGCTTTCCGGGCCGGCACTAGCTCGTGTGGCCTACACCGGCGCCTATGGGGACCTGATCGGGCTCCCGACACTCGGCACCGCAGCGGCGGCAGCCACCACCGATTTTGCCCCCGCGTCTCAGGGGGTCACCAACGGCAACAGCCACAACCACGACGGCGGCGATGGTGCGCAGATTGCGTATGGCAGCTTGGCGGGGTTGCCGACGCTTTTTGACCCTGCCGCCCCCGGAGCGATCGGCGACACCACGCCCAGCACCGGCCGGTTCACCAGCGTTGGCCTCGGTGGCGTTGCGCCTCGCACTGGCTATGCGGCGGTGCTGGGATCCAATGTTCTCCCTCGTGCGCAGATCGTTACTGTTGTGGGCTCCACCTACACATGCGACATCCGCGCCGCCAATCGGTTTATGTTGGCAGCCGCCATCGCGGGGAATACTACGATTGCATTTTCCAACGTTGCAGACCTGGTGGTAGCGGGCGGGTTTGCGGAATACGTCGAAGTGGAAGTAGATTTTCGTTACACGTCTGGTGTGGTCACGGTTTTGGCCGCTGGGTTCACCACTACATGGGACGGCAACAGCGCAGCAACGCCTACGGCCGGTGAGATTGAAACGCTCATCGTTCGGATTACACCGGCTGTAGCA